TTCCGTCTTTGTGGATTTTCGGTAAGATACCTAATCGTCCCACAACGGATGAGATACTCCACCTCCATGTTACTGATAGTCTGATTACGCGAACAAAGCCCGTAGTGACTTTGTTTACCGCATTTATGACATTTATTGAGATATTTAGCTCGTCTTTTAATAGCACTCCTAGAACAACCATTAAAACGTAGCAGCCTTTGCTCTTCTTGGCGCTGCAATTTCCTCACCTCTTTGATAATTGGTTCTATAATACCAATCGCGACGTCAGTAGGCACGCCACAATCACACAATTTATTCTTTACGGCTAAGAGCAAATTTACACTAATCTGCATTGTTGGATCCATTGAAACTTGTTTTAATATCCTTACCAAACATGCCACCTGTAACTAAACTGTTTGTGCTTGAAAACCGACCGTTGCGCCTATTCTTGTCAATAGCAATTCGCTTGTTGGTCATGTGAGCTATGGTCTCTTCATCAGTTGGGACCCGGATGATTCCCTCAAGTGGCTGGACACAAGCAGAATTAAGCACATAATCGAAAGTATCAAAAGCAGCATACTTTGTACTAGCTGTGTAACCTTTGGATTGCCAACCAGCAGGCGGCCTTTTAGCGATTAACATTTCATTCCAAACCACCGGAGCGAATGCTCTACAGAAAGCCCTAAGGGTCGTGACTTCTTTGATGACAGCATAGACAGCATCCCTAGTTATAGCACCCCCGGGGTATTCAAAAGTTCCTTTCGGGTCAGCCACGTATGAAGAACTGGTATCAGCACAATACCTTGCAATCGACCAACAAAGAGGGGCTAATCTCTCAGTTGGCACCCCAAGCTGTTCAAACTTCGCAGTGATAGCAGCAAGATCTTCAGCGGTCGCAACAGCCAATGATTCGGCCTTAAAATCCAAGGCTATTAAAGCGTCCATGCTAGGTCTAGTGAATACATTAGCAGTGTCACCACGCAAATTGGCTGCAATATTTAATTTCGGCCTCCCAGTTTCAAAACCTCCATTCTTGATCTCGCCAGCAGTCATATTGTCCGCCTGGAATTTCTTGAGCTTGTTGAAGCGCTCCAAGAAACGCTTAGCTTCCTGAACTCTATTTTCCATTTGACGCAGATCAACATCATTGACGCTGGTCTCACGCAAATCAGTAGGCTCCTCAGAATCGATGGCAGCGTCCTGTCTAGCCCTCACTAATGCTTCATTTTCGCGACGCTTAGGTTCGCGTCGCTCCAAAGACTGTCCTTGCGATCCCTGTGTCTCCGTTTCACTAGTTGGCATATTTATTTCAATTTAAAAGCTTGAAACCTAAGGCTACCAATGTTTAGCCACACCAAGCGTCTTAGCGTATTCGATAAAGTCTGGAGTGAATTCGCAACCACGGATTGTTAAACTCTCGCCGGTTATGATAATAGTACAACCACTGTCAGAATGCCAATATGCACTGAATAAGCTTAAAATGACTAAAGTTAGTAACAAGCCAGAACAAGTATATATGATTAAGCGTGTGCTCTCCCACATGCCACGCAGCGGCTATTACCACGAGATAGCAGTAAAATGACGCCCGTAAGAGCAACTACTATTAGGGGTACAAACGCAGTGCCGTTAGTGAGGAGGTTGCTAGATGGATAATTCTTCCTGGGACCACAATAATTAATTGACTTGGTGCCGTCCCTGTAACTCCCGCCGTGTGGTAATGAATGCAAGTTATCTCCAACGTGGGGTAGGGTGCTTCTCGTTAGCATAAACAAGGCGAGTCCAATGCCGCAACCAATTGCAACGGCCAAGATTGCTTTCGTGTTGTCAGGCGGCGGCAAGAGTGGCATCACCGTTGAGGATTTGCAGTTTATTCCTGTGCCTAGTTAAACAAAGATATAGATCACGCCTGTTACCCTCCGTTACAATTGAATAGTCCGTTACAAGGGTCACAATGTCAAAAGTTTTCCCTTGGATCTCACAAACCTTCAGGTAAGATACCCCGTACCACTTGAGTAACCACTCAGCTTCAGGACCGTAAGCAATGACCGTCCCCTCTAGCTCGGCGCTTGACGCTTCCGCAATAATGCAAATATCTGCACACTCACTTCTTATTTGATAACCAATAGATTGTAGAAGAGAGCAAGTGGAGGAGCCAAAACGTTTCGTCAGATCAGTTGTGAAATGAGGCCGTAAGCACTCACTTGCACCTTGCAGTGGATCACCGAAAATAGCGATGGGCTCAAACTTCTGCCAGTCACCAAGCTGGTATTCGTCAATTATTATGAAATTGTGGATGGGTCTAACCTCAGGAGCTTTCAGTATCGTTATGCAATCAGTAGTTTCAGTGATATCTGCCCCAAAAGTGTAAGCTACGAATCTCTCGTCTTCCCTGAGAAGCTCACGAATGAGATGACTCTTGCCCGCCCCCGGCACACAGTTAACAATAATAGGCTTGTTAAGCTTACTAGAAACGCGCACGAAATTAAAACTAAGCAACTTATTAACTAGTACATCCATATATCAATACCTAAGTTTAAACCTAAGCGCCCCCATCAAACTCTCTAGGCTGAGAAGTAGGTGAGGACATTAGACTTTATCAAATTCTTATTCTGCAGGATGATCCTTATACAATTATAATGACTCTGTAACTCTTCTTCATCCATTCGCAAAACTGCCCTCTCACCCATTTTATAAGCAAAAGCAACCTCTAGGGCGTAATTGTCAATACAGCAGGCAAGGTTGTTAGTCTCTTTCGCAATGCACAACCTTTCAAGCACGAGCTGTGGTTTCTTGTAGATCCCATCTGAGCACAAATTCCATCCACAAAAGGTTGGTTTCTGTGTGAATGATACTTTTGCTTTTAGCTTAAGTAAGCCAAGAAATTTTTCCTGATCAAGCCGGTGGCGGAGTCGGGCATTGGCACACATGTCATCACCTGCAAAACAGATTCGCTCATGGCCCTTAATCTCATACCTCAAGAAGGTGAAAAGCATATTTGCCATGGTGTTAAATAAGAAGGTACTAGCCTCTCCAGAGAATCTCATTATAGCAAAATTACCAAGTTTTGACCCTAGGTGTATCTTGATGAACTTGTAATCCTCAATAAGGTCCCGTGGCAATCCAAGGTATTTCATTACATGCAGCTCAAAGGCAAGTATATACTGGTCCTGACTTGCATCAAAAGCTTCATAGTCTGATTCTGTACAGACTCCTTCAAAATGCCCACGAGTCACCCATGCATCCAACTCTTCTAAGCCCTTGCCACTATGTATGTAAAACTTCTCTGGAAGCACTTCGGCGATTTTCCGTTCAATGTAACGAACAAAAGGAGCTAGTCTGCAAAGTACTGCGTGTTGGAAGCACACAATAGCCTGAGCTGCTTTTGCATCCCTAAAGCGATTGTCGAATTTTGTGCAATGCTGGCTCTTCATAAAGACTAGGCCCGTGTCAATTAACCAGTCTCTACAAGAGCGGCCTGCATGGTTGGCGATTGTGGCAGCACTCTTCGAGGTCTTCTTCTCTTCGAAGTCTGCAAGTGAAGCGTCCATAAATGCCTGGTTATGTGCCTTTTTAAGTGGAACATGCTTAAGAAATTCTTGAAGCATGAACTCACTAAAATTGCTAGCATCCATCAATTTCCTAGCTTCAACAGCTGGTTTTGAGAACCGCAATCTTTTCCTTGCACCCATAATAAAAGTGACAGTGTCGCTTCCTTTGTGCTTTGGATATATGGTTTCAAAGCGTTCAGCAGCGTTGGTCAGCTTCTTACCCATATTCTTGCTATGCATGTCGGTAAATTGCTCACTAACGAGATAGCCCATACGTTTTTCGCGATGTTCTTTCAGCCTAATTTTGTCATGCCATAAAGCTCTAACACCCTCAAGATTGCTTCTAGCAACATGGGTTTTAAAAGGTTCAATTTGCAGAGCTTCATCCACGTCTATTTCATCAGCCACGTCAGCAACCTGCCCAAGAAACAGCATTGTTTTCAACCAGGGGTCACCACTGACCTTCTCCTCCACAACTCCTAAATTTGCGCCAATTGTTGGCACTAGCTCCTCGACAAAATTTGGCTCACCGGGCAATAAGCTACGGAGATTGTCAATAGATGCAGTGCAAGTGAGAAATCGTCCAAGTGAGCGATTACTAAAAATCTCGGCTATGAGGTGCTTTGAGCAACCCAAATTTGTGATGAAGATTATTCGCTTGCGTGCACGGGTCAAGGCTGTAATCCAGCGCCGTTCACTAGCCAGTTTTGAAGCCTCAGAAATGACCACAGCTACGCAATTGTAAGTCAAACCAGTACTCTCCCCGAAAGTCTGCACTACTTTATCAAGCCCTACGAGTGCACGTACAGCCTGTTTCTCAATGAAGCTTGAAACTAGGTAGCATTCAACGTCTACTTCCTGTACTTGCTCGATCCCTTCAAGTATTTCAAAATCCTCAAAATCGGCCTCATCAGTGTTCAAAAGTGTGCAGGGCAAGCGTCCCGCAAAATTTGGGTTCGAGAATCTATAGCTCCTTGTAGCATATCTGAACTGTATACCTTGTAAGATTCTCTGATGGTCCGGTAACAGCCCCTCAAAAACACCTCGGTCCTTAGCGTTATCATAGTCACTCTGGCATGGGTCACCTAACAAATGCAGAGAAATGCCATCCGTTAGTTGGCTACTCACAAGATCAAAATAGCCAGGGGGGTATAGCTGAAACTCATCAAAAATGATCGTGCTACCTCTTTTAACGTTTACCATATGATGCAGAAATTTTTCGAAAGTTAAAATGGTTATAGAAGTCGAAGTCTCAACGCTCTGAACGAGCTGGGTCATCTGCTCAGCTAAGCTACGCCTTGGAGCAACGAAAATACATACACCTAGCCCTTTTTCTAAAGCCTTGCACAACAGTGTACTTTTCCCACAACCAAAAACCCCGCAGATAACGTTTAGAGTACGTGGTCGCAGGGAAGTTGAGCAAACCTCAAACTTTTCCCTGTTGTTAAAAAGTTTTGAACTCACAATCCCAGTGCGACCATCAAAAAGCGATTCGGCTAGTTTATGCGCAGTATTGGAGCACGCTTCAAACAACACGCCTGTGCCTGCACAATTTAGAACAAGTCGACCATGTGGGCTTGCTTCCACCACTTTCAAGCAAGAACCAATAGTTTCTCTCCTGCGTGCGTTTTTGAAAGTGAGATGGCCGTCAGCTAGTTCAAAATCCAAAGCAAAGGTCCCGGAAGCAGGGTAAGTAAAGACCTCTGACCCACATAAGACACGAGCATCAATCTGGAAACACTGGAAAATAGGCTCGAGTAGCTCCAAAGTCAACCCAATGCCCCCAGTAGCTATATGGAATATATCAGCATGCTGTGGTCTGCATAACACTTTGAGAATATCTCCGCGCTTTCGACCAAGCCCATGTTCCAAAGCAATTAACACACAATCATTAGTGGGGTACAGGAGATCGAAGTGATTACCGTGATGCAATACATCAACCCAGAAGTTTGTAGCTGTGCATGTGCTGAATCTACGCTCCTCGTTCAACTCTGGGGAGAAAAATCTCACTTTAAGACCCAAAAACCTAATGGTATAAGCTATAACACCATCCGAGACGGGCCCATCACCTCGACACTCTAAAAGATCGCGCTCCGAGACTTTTGAGTCTCTCCCCATTTCTTTTGCTATCGTTCGACGCAAGAGCGAGGCTTCCAAATTGGTGAAGGGCTCCATGCAATGAAAGAAACAACTTCCATCGCCACGTTGCGGCTCAATGCGCCCCTCAGGTACTTCACTCATATGGCTACTCGAGATAGTCACACCATACAGCTCCCAAACGAAAGATGAATTCATGTTAACCTCTTCTTTCACTGTAGGTGCCACAGTTTCAACCACCAACGGTTCCCTCTCACGAAGCTTTCTAAAAGTCAGTATGGTACAACCTGTAGAGCTTTTTGATATTTTCCACTTGTGCTCATGTAGCAAATGAGCAGACATCTCAAAGCACATAGGCCCAAGTAAAGCCCGTTCCCCACAACAACCTGGGCCCTGAAGGTAAACCCTGGAAGTACCGCAAGTTTGGAAAAGGTAGGCTGGAGCAGCCTCCTCAAAAATGCTTCCATCACTATTGTGGTACTCAAACGAACTATCAAGTTCGAAAACTTGAGCAAAACAACTATCATAGGTTCCTGGCTGCGCCCCATGCAACTCCAAGAAACTGTCAAAGAGTTCAAGCCACCTGAGCGGTTGACAACCCTGATACTCACCCACATCTGTAGTAAGCGGTCCTTTGACGAACCACCCTGCGCGACATCCAGGTAACTGATTTGGAAATTCAAGCTCCAATGCCTCGGCAGCTAAAACATTAAGTACAGCAAGAGTGCTATCACAAGAACAACTAAGATCTGCAATCTTAGCAGGTAGTTTTAACTCAAAGTCACCACATTCTGATGGCACTGCGGAACTGCATGGTGAAGAAACGGGAATTGCGCCCGAATACAAACAGTGGGTGGGGACCTCTTCCACGACACTTTTTTTAGGAACCTTGCTAGCCCCTTTTTTTCCTCCTCCTGCTTCAGGAATCACCAGCTTATTCCTAGAGAAGCTTCCGAGCAAGTCAGCAACAACTGAGCTATATGTTTCATCCAGAGTTTTATAACTCTTTGCTTGCTCAGGATACGCGCAGATATAACTCTCATAAGATCTAACACGCATTAAAAACCAAGCACAACCAACAACCCTAAAGCTCTTTATTCTGCGTTTCCAGTCACCGTGCCTCATATGCACATATTTCTTATAAGTTGCAAGACAAACATCCCATCCAGCGAGTTTAGAAGAGAACCAGATCAATTTGGATGCTTGCATAAAAACAGTGTAATCACCCTTGTCACAGTACTGAACCATTGAGAATGAGAATGACCACTCGCGTGAAATAGCCCGCAGTAGTTGAAAGACCCTCTGCGCATCAATAACAGGGTAGTCGCAAAAGGGCCCAACAGTGTAAGCTGCACTTATCCTCTCGCCATTTGCACCACCACCCCACTGCATTTCCAGTGCCCTAATAGTATCAAAATCTTCATCTCTGGGCATTTCTTCATCTCGTGGAAAAAGCAATTGGTGCAACCTCATGTCATGAACAACAGCTTTAATTTTAAAAGTGTAAGGGCACATATGCTCCACGAACTCATCTAAAGAGCGGATCCTCGCCACATCAAAACGAGCGGCAACATACTTAGGGAAAAAGGTTGTAAGGAAACCTTTAAACTTTTCAAAGATCGCTACCTGGAAGAAACTCGCCCCAACAGGTGTATCAATCACCATTTTGCTGAACTCCGTCATGAACTTTATCTGATATCCAGTGGGTTCGGGCATGATCTGTGAGAGTTTCGCCATTGCAGATTGTAAATCAGGTTTTTGCAAGGTCCTCAAATACCGGTACACCCTGCTAATCACAGGGTATGGCACCGCAATGCACGGTCCCAGGGATCTAAAAGCAATATTTGGCAAGCCACGACAGGTTGTTGCATCAAAGTTGGAGAATGAATTGGTAGGGGCCCGAACTGCCTCACCAGCGGTAATGGAAATCAAGTGGTGGCAGAAAGTGCTATGCACAACATCAATATGGTACACACTTCCATCAAGAAGTTTGAGCGTACCAACCTTTAAATAAAAACAACCACTCAGGGGTTGTGTGTAGCTCTCAGTGCGCACCCCATCAGGGTAAAAAATTAAATCGTCGCCCTCAACATCAAAATCATAACACCATTTATTGAGGCTAAACTTGACCCCTTTAAGCAACTCAGGTGGGTAAACTACTGTGCCTAGAACTTTTTCAGGCTTTACGGCTGAAAGGAAGGTAACTAGGTCCCGCTCACACCAGTAGTGAAGCTCGTCATGTAGGAACAACCTCCTGGGCTTCACTGTGATACAATGTGGTAAGAGTTTCCGCAATCCGGGACCTAGATGTTTAAAACCATCATATCTATTGAAACATTGCTCAGCGGTTATACTCAGATGGAAATCATTGGGATACCTCGTTCTGTCTGCGCTTGTAACATAACGATTGACTAATTCAACCATGCTTAAATTTTGGTGCCGGGCGCGCAAGAAGTTCAACTTACTTTCTTTAATCCCAACAAAAAGAAAAGAATTATCTAAAATACTAGGTAATACCCTATACAATAAGTGGTTTTCGAGGGTTTTACATACAGGGTGTGAATGTGGAATACCGGAGAATGGACTAAGGTACACACCAGCGCCGATTAGTTTCTCTTTGGCGTATGGCCCTACATTGT